GTTAGCAACTACAGCTGAGTTGTTCGCTACCTCTGCGTCGAAGTCTGAAATGGTCGCTGCAGTCTGTGTACCTGTGTGGTTAGCTCTGTTCTTTAGATTAGCGTCCGTATCGTTAGCAGTAGCACCGTCTGCTACATTTAATAACGTCCGTGCTTCAGTTGCCGTAAGTTCTTGAACATCAACACCCGCACCGTTGTCGTTACCAAGCAATACATTGTTAGCTGCTACATTCTGTAACTTTGCGTAGGTTATAGCGTCGTCTTCTATCTGAGCTGTAGCAAGCTGTACACCGGGAGGAGGAGAACCTGTAGCAAGAGCAGTAGTGATAGTGTCGTCTACATAGTTCTTATTAGCAACATCGGCATCAACAGTTGGGTCAGCCAAGTTAGTAATCTTATTACTACCCATGTTTAGCTCACCACTCATCGTATCACCTGCAACATCAACAAAGGTAGAGTCTGTATACGTCTTATTGGTCAGATCATTACCGCTTGACGGAGTAGCAGAGGATGTAACTTTGTTAGCACCCATATCGAGATTACCCGTCATGGTATCCCCAGCAACATCTACATAACGATTATCAGCGTATCCTTTGTTCACTGCGTCGTCGTCAGAGTCTGGATCAGCTACGTTCTCAAGCTTTAATCCGTCAGCATCGTAGTGATCGCCTCCTCTTTTTGTTAACGCTCCACCTGTGATACCTTCTTCTGATTCTTCAGCGAGATAACGGTTGTGGTTGTAGGAGTTGTCCAGTTCTGTCTCGGTCAGTACTGATCCGTTAGCAAAGTCAACAATTCCTTCATTAGCGTCGCTGTCCCGTAGTATTCGTACCTTTACATTGGAAGCTGGAGCAGTAACAAATCGTACAAGAGTGGTAGGAGAAGTCTCAACGGTGTAATCGGTGGTCAACGCTTTGCGTACCCACTTGTTTAATCCGCCCGCTCCTTGTCCTTCATTGACTTCCACAGCAACGTGTGATGTCTTGATGTACGGGAATGAAAAGTTGAAGTCGGTCTCGCTACCGTCGCCTGTGTAATCTACGTAGGTGTTAGCCATGATGTTAAGTGTATATTATTAATTATTGAGTGAGAAGAGCAAGTCCTTAGTCAGCAAGAGTTACGGGAGCGTAAGGAGTTTTCTTTAATAATTCTTTCAACCTAGTATCTGGTTGCGTTTTTTTGTATTCTTCGACTGGCATTTCTGACGTTATTCTCTGTAATTGTTCAGCTGATGGAGTAGTAACTAAAAGAGCATTTCTTACCTTACGTTCTCTTTCTTGCTCAAGCAGCACTGGGTACTCCTCCCTCATCTTTTCGTAAGCTACTTTCTTATAACCGTTTAATACTTTTCTAAATGTAGATAACCTTACATCTTCCTGCTTAAAACCTTCAGGTGTTTTATTAGGGTCTAACTTAGTCGGAGTGGTTAACTGTCTAGCTAATACAACGGTAGCTTGTTGAGCTGTTAAACCATCAATTTTTTGATTCTTGTATATCTCTTGCCAACGCTCAAAAGCATCAATACGTGTTTCGGGGTGTATAATTTCCTGTAAGTCTATACCGTCCTTTATACTGGTACCACCATTAAAGTGATACTCTCCATCTAGTTCCAAAGCCACAGCCCAAGCTGCATTCCGCACCTCTTTTTTATTTTTTAAATCGATACTTTTAAATTTCTTAGCATCAAAACTTCTAAGACCGTTTTCATCTTGCACAACATAGTCATCTACGTCCATCAGTTGTTTACCCAGCTTGAACGGATTTATTAAGCTAATAGCTTGTGCTCTATCGGTCTTATGCAACTGCTGTGGTTCTCCCCACATATCTCTATGTACAGGAACTTCCTTAGCGATGCCTCCAATTCTTTTAGCGAGCATTTTAAGTATATCATCACTACGTCTTCTAAACTCGTCAGTAGCCATAGACATAGCATTCATAGCAGAAGGAACACCAGCACCCAACATACCTTTTAGTAACCGCATACGTTTAGCTTCTACAGCTTCTTCGGATTCGCTGGTAACTGTAATCAACTGCAATGCGTCACCTAAGTTTTTAAAGTAAGATTTATTACCTATGTTATTAGATACAACTAAAGCTAAGATGTTTAACGCAGACATAGCTTCTCTTTTCTGAGCCATACTACCTTTTGAAAGTGTGTGAGCATCTGCTACTATATTCATTACGGTTGCGAACGGTTCTAGTGCGGCTATGTCCTGACTTATAACACCGCCTTTACCATCTGGTATTCTTAACTCGTAATCGTTTAATCCTGTACCCGACTGTATATTCTCTCTTTTCTTCCAGTTCTGGGAAATCATACCTTCGTACAACCCAGCTTCAGCCATACCCCAAGCAGTTGCTATTATACCAGCACCTATTATTTGCCTACCTTTTGCACGAGCAGCTATAATTGGATCGTTACTATTTAAATCCTGTACTGTCTTAGACCAAATTTTGTCTGAGAATTTCTTTAATCCCGGCACATCAGCTAATGCAGAAGTAGTACTTAAACCTTCCCTTATAATATTCCTACCAGTTCTTTGGAACGGGTTGAGAATAGTTTTGAGAAGCGGAAATGTATTAAGCATATTTTCCAAACCTTTAACAGGTACTTCTAATGTGTTCATTTCAGCGAACTCTCCTAACTCATCTGTGAAAGTTATTTCTTTTACATTACGCTGAACATAATCTACAAAGTTACTAGTGGATTTATCCCAATTATTTTGTACGTAATTATCAATGTAAGAAGCTAAATCTTCTGCTTTAACCCCTTCTTTTTCTGCGTTCAAAACAGCTTGTCTTCTTACTTGGTCTTCAGTCATCAAGCGTGTGCCATCTTCGGTAAATACTTTATTTAAAAAACCTTTATAGTATTCATCAAAATTATCAGGCATCTCTTCGCCATTCAACTTAGCCATTCTCCAGTCGTAAGCAGCTTTAGACTTAGTCATGGCATGTGCTATCCTCATTCTTGATCTAGCATCGACAGCAGCCATAGCCTTACCCGGTACATCTATAAATTGACCTAAGTTCTCTAACGATTGTCCTAACGCACCTGAAAGACCTGTACGTTCCATTGATAACGCAGATTCGCCTACACGTTCAAAGTGTGACCTTAAATCAGATATACCACTCTTAAATGCTTTCTTTGCTTCTTGTAGTGCTATGTCATTAAACTCCCCATAAGAAGAAGCTACCCTACTCCAAAAGTTATAAGCCTCATCAAATTGTTGCTTAGTCATACCACGTCTCGCCCAAGGAGCTACAGCCATATACTTAGCACCTACCTTACCCATCCAAGAATTATAACGAGACATAACAGCATTACCTATACCTACTTTAATTAGAGTAGTGGGGGCAGATAACATGCTTGAATACAATACATCCATCCCTACATCTCTTACTTTAGTGTATATGTTACTACCTTGCTGGAAGTTTTTCTTTAAAGAGCTTTGGCTTTGGAATGCTTGTTGTTGGTCTAGTAATATCTTTTTTACTTCACTTACATCGTCAGCTTGTTGCACTGCTTTTAGTAAACGTTTTACGGCTTCTATATCACCGAAAGTCTTTACTTGTTTATCTAGTTCATCTGGAGTCATATCCTTAGAAGCTTTTAAACTGCTTACTAAGTTTTCCTCCATCTCAGTTTCAAGCTGCTCTATTTTAACTTCCAGCTGATCTTTGGTGTATTTTCTGGATTGAAGCAACCTACCAGCAGCACTACCTGTCTTCTTCCAGCCGAGCATTTGTGGTATCAGTTTATGAATAGATACCATTGCATCGTTTAGTTCTTGAGGATTATCAAAGTTCTTTTCTCTAGTAAGCTTTAATAAATCGTCGAAACCTTTAACCATAACAGCACCGTTAGCCGTCATCTGTATAGATAACTCATTTAAAGCATCAGCTACTTCTATGTTATCGCTTAGTTGAGAAGCGTTTAATACAAGAGCTAACTCATCACCAGCTTCAGTACCTAATCTACGATCCAACTCTCTTTGTACTTTAGATAAATATTCAAGCTGAGATTCACGACTTCCTTTTATTTTTTCTAAGTCTTCTTTGATAGCATCCTGTACGGCATTTACTAATCTTTGTTTTTCTCCGTCATCAGTGAGCAGCCGTGCTTTTATCTCGTCTTCAGTATCCATCAACTTACCAGTCTCAGGATCAACCTCACGAGTTCCACCGCCAGCCATGAAGTCATCTAATGCTTCTCTAGCTTGTTGTTTTACTTCAGCTTCAGGCTTCTCAGCTACAACAGGTTCTTCTACTTTAGCTGTAGGTATGTCACTTTCTTTCAATGCTTGAGCAGCTTTACTTTCCTGCCACTCTTTAGCGAATAACTCAAAAGATTCTACTTGTTGTTGCTCTTGTTCTTCTAGCTGATCGATAGCTCTTTGCAGTATCTTATCTTCTGGTTCTCTGAGTTCTTCTAACTGCTTTTCCAGCTTTGCAATCTTAGCTTCGTGTCCTTTTAAACCACGGGCTTGTCCTTGCTTCTTTAATCTAGCTACTTCTTTCTTAGCACCTTTTAATTCGTCCTTGATTGCTTTTCTAAGTATAGCTGCTGGTTTTTCTTTCGGATCGTATTTAACCAAAGCAGATTCCAAGCGACCTAATACAGAACCAATAGTAGCACCACCAGCTGTAGTTAAAGCAAGTTCAGTTCCTGATATTTCATCTCTTTTTCCGTATAGTATCTCAAGACCTTGGTGTGTTAAATTTTCTCCAGCTCCCATAACAGCACCCTCGAAACCTCTAAGCACTGTAGTAGCTGCTGCACTCATCTTCTTAGTTGGTCCTAAACCGGGAACCATACCCCAAGCAGTTGCAGCTGCCGCTTCTTGATACGAGGTTTCATCTTGGTGTCCGTATCCTATACGCATCTGCTGTGCCCACATATTAGCTACGCCAGAGTTTAATCCCAACGCACTAAAATAAAGCGGCCTTGAACCGGGCACTGGCGATACCAATAAAGGTGATGTAACTATAGCTTGTGTCATAGGCATCCCTATCTCGACTGTTAATGGAGCTATAGTTTCGTATGCCTGTTGTATCTTACCTGTGAAACCTTCATAATAAGGATTAGGTATAAGACCCGCCCTCACCATCTTCATTGTTTCAAGCCTAGCATCTTCCATAGCCTCAGTTGAGAACGGATCGCCTTTAGCTAAACGCTGTGCAATGCTGTGAGTAAAGGGACTTTCGGGAGGTAAGTTTGTTATCTGTGAAGCTCTTTCAAGAATACGCTCACCTTCATTATATAACGCCCTTACTCCGTGTTTTGGTAAAGTAGTTGGAAGTTGTATTTTATCAGAAGTAGGGGCACCGGGTCGAGGTCTACTGGGTATAACGCCTTCAGGTGTAGCTTCTATCTGATCTTGTCTAGTAAGTGGATCAACAGGCTTCTGAGTACGTACACCCTCAACCATACGTTGTTCAGCCTCTTTAAGAATAGGAGTAGTAACTTCTTTAGTTAGTTTCTGCTTTTCTTCTTCGGAGATAATTTTATCTTCTTTGTCCATATGTGCTTTATTTAAGATAAACTGTTTGTGCTAGGATAATAGAATCATTCACCCAACCTTCAAATTGTTTTTCTGCTATGGTGTCTTGGTTTTCTTGTATGTAAGTTTTAGCTTCTTCAATAGTTCTACCTAAACCAATTTGTTTATTGAACTCAACTTCAAGCTTATTTCTTAATATCCTATCAAAAGTTCTATATTGTCTATTAACAAACATCTTGGCTTTAGCTTCGCCTACTTTTGATTTTATACGATCATATATAGATGTTGTCATCCCAGCTTCAGTTTCTGCCTTATCTAAAGTTATAGTAGAAAAATAATTCTTTACTGTGTTTTTATCTAGGACATCAGTTAGTTTTTTATCTTTCCTAAAACCAGTTATAATTTCTTCATATGAGTTCTTTAAGTCGATATAACTAGGATTCTTAATAACTTGTACATCGAAGTCTCTGGAGTTTTCTAATCTAGTATTTAACTTATCGTAATCAGATGGTGTTATACTGCCTGAATCTACTGCTTTATTTAACTCTTCTTTAGTAGTATCTAAATCTCTACCCTGTTCAATGTTTCTAACGAAATCATCAAACACCACTTTAGTAGCTTCGTCTCTTAACTTATTAGCGTTAGCCCAACTTCCTTGAATATCAGCTATCAACTGATCTCTTTTGTGGTGTGGCACTAATTCTACAGCCCTAGCCATCTGAGTCATTAAAGTATCCTTTGACACGCTCCCCGTATCTTTGACTTCTTTATAAAAAACATCAGTTACATCAAACTTAACTTCTTCAAATTGTATATTGATTGCTTCCTTAGCTTTGTTCTCTAAAGTAGCTCTACGACCCTCAACGTAACCAACGAAATCACTGATAGCATTTCCAGTATCAGCGTCTGCAAACTTTATACCGCCACCTAAATCTAACTCTCTTAAATCTTCTACGAAGTCTAGTACCTCTGTGGGTGTGTAGTCACCTGTAGTTAGCCCTTCTTTTAAATCTTCTTTGATTAAATTATCCCAAGCAAATTTCCTAGAACCTTTAAATATACCAGCCGGATGATTTATCCAATTAACTACACTAGGGTCATTAATATCCAACTCACCTACTATAGCTTGTTTAATAGAATCTCTACCTAATTCCAACCAATTACGACGACCGTCTTCAATATCTATTTGGTCTAATCTATCTTGTACTTTATTTCTAAATTCATCTTCTACTTTAAAAAGATGCTCCAATACGGAGTCCCGAACTAATGGTGATTGAAGCTCCTCTCTTTGCAGAAACTGCTCTCTTTGTTTTAATATAGCTACTTCAGGATCGGTGGTTTGTTGTAGTAGTTCTGGGTTTAAAAGAGTAGCTCTATAATCTCTATTAGCTAATACTTGAGCTTTAGCTCTCATCGCCCCGATCATTCTTATAGCGTTAGCTTCCTCTGGTAGTTCTCCTTTTTCAGCAAGACTTCTAGCCTGTTTTTCAAAGCTTTTTAATTGTGCTGTCATGCCTGTCGGATCAAGTTGAAACGCCTTCTCACCTTCAGCAAGCATGGCTTTTTCAAACGCTTGTTGTTGTTCTCTTTGTATCCGTCTTATATTACCAAACTCAGAAAGTATAGGGTTTACTTGTGATAACGCATCAGCCAAGTCCATCAACTTATTCCGACCAGCCCGTTGAACTTGCACGGCGTACTGACCGCCCCGTTGAATAGTCGGCTGAATGCCGGGAACTGCGTCCCCCAACCCTTGTACTTGTACTCGTTCTTTAGCCATAATTATTTCTTTAAAGCGAGTCCAGTCCTATATCCTTCAAGACTTCCACGAACAGTGCTTAATGCACCACTAAGAAAGCTAGGTTGTTCTATAGGTTGTGACAATCCGATCTGACGCTGTTGCGTAGCAAACCCTGCTTGTTCAAGACCTAATCCTGTAGCGATACCACTGAGTTCTTGTTGTCGTAAAGTAGCAGCTCTGTACCCAGCTTCCTGTCTCATATAGTCGTCCATCAATGCCTGTACAGAAGCACCCGCTACTCCAGCTTCTCCAGCAGATACTCTAGCTCTAGCAAGTGCAGCTTGTGACTTACGACTTACTTGTTCAAGTTCCCGCCCTACTGCCTCTTGCTCTTGTGCTTGACGCATACGAAGAGAAGTTTGTTCTTGTTGGAAGCGTTGACGCTCTGCTGCTTGTGCTTGGGCTTGATACCTTTGTTGTGCTTTAGCTTGTTGCCTAGCACCTGCATATTGTACACCAGATGATAATCCACCTATGACTGCGGTTGCTATCGGTATTGCTGCTGGGTGACACATATCAATTACTTCCTCTCTAATATAAATGACAGATAGCCTTCGTACTGACAATCGCTAAACTCAGCACCTAACCACTTCAACCATTTGTAGCTCAACGTGTTACTCTTCATAACAAAGTTAGTGAGATAATCAAAACCATCTAACAACCCCAGCATCCGTTCCTTTGAGTGCTTCAAGAAGAACTTCTTAATCCTTGGTAATCTTCTAGTACCTAATAACCAAGCACTTCCGATATTAGTACCTTTGATAGGAGCTACTCCGAATGAACAGTATAGATTGTTGTACTCATCTTTCACGCTGTAACACTTTGTACTACAAGCGTAAGACATAACAACAGCGTCTCGTGGGTGGTGCATAAGTCCGAGTATCTCTAACATATCTTCCTCCCGCAGGTCTTCATACAGATCAACTGCATCCATATCACCGTGTGCTTCATCTATCCTAAGCTCCATATCTTCTACTTCTCGATGCTACCATAGATTCAAACTCTGCAGCTAATAACTTAACTGGCAATGCTGAACTGCTCTTTACTTCAATCGTTGCTTCTTCTGGTCGGCACTGCACACCAAACCTAAAGTGTCCACTCTCAGGGGTAAACCGATCAAGGGTAGATATAGAAGATAACAAAGTAGGATTGTATATGTAGGTGTAAGTATCTCTGAATCGTGGCGTTACTTCTACTGTGAAGTGTCCACTGTCAGCGTACTCTATGCTACCGTTACGTATGTTTTGAAAGGTGTAATCAGAAGCTGACTTTCCTCCTCTTTCTGTTGGTTGTTTCAACGCTTGGTTAGAGAACCTGTACAACATATTGTACGGCTTACCCACTACAAAGTAATCGTCTTTATTGTATAATACACCAGCATCAGACCAATTAGGAGCAGATGGTACATCCGTAGAAGCTGACCACTTAGCACTTACTCCCGGTGTATCAGAAGCTGAAGATGTATGAGTCTCTACACATTTATAGATCGTACCGCTATGCTTAACATAACTAGCTAAGAATCCTTCGATCTCAACAGAGCTGGTACTAGGTGCTGCTACAACATTACGTTCTGATCCACCCTTAGTAAATACTGTGGTGTTTGTAGTGGTAACACTAAATGGTATACCTGATATAGTAGTACGATTAGTTTGTGAGTCGTAGCTAACGGTAGGTACTGATCCGTCCACTCTGTTATCTAATAACAATGTATAGTCCAATCCCTCATCTGTCAGAGCGTTCTCAACTGGCATCTCTACCAACTGTTGACCATTAAGTATCAAGTATAACGTACTGTCTATAAAGTCAAAGCCTGTAACATTGTCGTCAAACTCCCACTTCTGCCAAGCACTCTGTATCTTTTCCTTACCGCTCCAGAAATACTTATATACATACAACGTCTTTAAGTCTGTAGCATTTTGCAACAACACCATAGACTCAGAAGCAGACCCAGCCATAGCTCGTATGTCAGATGGTATATACTTTGGTATTTGTGATGTTATCTCTTCTGCTTCAAATACTTCCGTGTTGTTATCTACAAAGTATTCAAACACTCCTTCGTACTGTCCCCTCTTAAATGGGAAGTATATATAACTACCTAGTGCTAATGGATTGATACCATCTGTTATATCGTACTCAGTAACAGGAGATATAGCTACAGTCTTAGGACTTAATATGTCTGCTCCACGTAATACAAACTGCGAGTTATTACTGAATAACATCAGCTTCTCTTGGAATGGTAGAGCGTGTTGAAGAACTGCTACCTTTGTATGGCTAAGTCCTACATCTATAGGTGCACTGTCTAACAGTTGTTGTGTGGTAGTACGGAAGAAATTAAAGTATTCATCTGCTTCACTGAACACAACAGCAGTATCTGTGAGAAATCCTAAACGGTTCTTAAAAAAGAATACATCATTGATTGTACTACCTACAAAAGATGGGAAGGGATTAGTGAAGTCGTCACCTGCTTGTCTAGTAGCGTAGCCTGATCCAATGATTTGATAATTCTTATCTGTTACCCAGTTATTAGCGGAAGTAACAGCAGTAGTCACAACCCAATAGTCTTCCCAATCTGCTCCTGTACCGGGTTCTGTAGATACTGATGATATATGATCTTCTATTAAATTATAAAAAGTACCACCATTCTTAACAACATTAGCGTATTCATTAGGAGATTGTAGAGTAAATCTTTCGACATATCCTTCCGCATTGTATGAATCAGCTACTAGAACGATAGGCATAGTCTCTGACTTTATTCGTGTCTTTATACCTTCTAGTTCTTTTGCGGACTCAATACCAGCACGCCATCCGACTATTTCTACCCAACTACCTTCACCGTAATCTTCTCTATCTTTTGTTTGGAACATTACATAGTAGTCGTCTTGGTTTATATCAGCATCACCTCGTACCTTAATTTTAAATCTATCAAAGCATCTCTTAGGTAAGTCTGTTATACTAGCTACTTCTTTATAAGCTACTCCCAAACCTTCGTTAGCTAATCCATCTTCTGTTCGTATACTAAAGTCAGATGTACCTTTAATTCTTATAACAGCACCTTGACGATCTATTGAATAATTAGTACCACTAGCTGGAACATTAGGTGTAGCACTAGGCAAAGTAATGCCGGGATTAACAACATTATCACTGTAATCTGTTATTGTTCTTACTGGTGGTTTACCCCTATCCTTACCCCAACTACTATAATTAGCTATCGAAAAGCTATGCTGTCTTATAGTAAATACAAAAGGATTATCGAAAGTACCGGGAGTTGTTTGAGTATTGTCGTAACCCGTCCCTTGGTGTGTTAGGGAATAAGACTGTACTCCTCCTCCACTTATAACAAGAGTACCTTTTGCCCCGTATCCTATCTTGTTAGATAAGTCAGGAAGACCTGTCAGAGAACTTGGGTTTTGGTCCTGATATTGCTCTATAAAGAACTCATAGTATAAAGCTCCTGATGATTGATAGCCTCCTGATTTTGTGTCAGGAAGATTTGTACTTCCTGTTATAGTAATTCCATTAACGATCCCATCTGACCCTACATAAGCCTTTAATTGATGCTCTAAATCTTCAGCTATTATTTCAGTATCTGCGTGTTCTCCTGTGCTTGAGCTCCCGCTTTCATAAGTGTGACCACTAGGCGGTGTTTTATTACTTGTATTAACAGCACCTGTATCATGTGGTACTACTTTACCGTCTAAGTATACATCGTATGTTTTCTCGTAATCTCCAAGCTTAACAAATACTAAAGCTTCATACTCTCCATCGTCGTTTCTTACATCCTTAGATATAGTATCAGCGGATGAATCGACTTGTACGGTCTTCTCTTTGTTAACAATAAATGTGTAGTCAGCTACTGTTAAAGCTCTTAATTGTTTTAAAGGATCAGTCAATCCACCTAAATATGTTTGTGCTAAGGATGTAGTAGTAACAGGAATACTAGTACCTATTGATAAGTTAATAACACCAACTGTAGGAGTACCACCACCCAACGATACCTGTACACAATACTTGTTCTGCTCATCTCTCTTTACGAAATGTGTAAACAACTTATCGCTATCACTTACAGTACTGTCGTTAAACTGATTAACCCATCTAGTATTCGGACGCTTTACTAATCCCTCAACAACAGTAGACCAAGCATTAATCTGTTCGTCACACTGACCGGGATAACGAAGATTGTCTGGTTGTTGTGATACCCCTTGTGCGAGGTTCGGTACGCTTGTTACTAACAGAGGCATATCGTTTATCGGTCTATTACTCTAAGTACGCTGTAGTTATCAAAGATAGTACGGTCAGCATTCTCGGAGTCGCTATCAATCGCACGAGCTTTCGCTTCTACTTCTTCCCTCAAGGTAAACCCTTCGATCTCACGGTTACCAATAAATCGATTAGCAAATATACGAGCTGCTTTTACCGTTACATAATGTCTGATCTGCTCTGGCAAATCTTCAAACTCTAATTCAAAAGTGATCGTTCCTTTTACGTTCTGCGTCCACACCTCAGTATGGTTCTTTCTGTCGTATAGTTTTAATCCACGCTGTACAGGGTCTGTGTCTGTATATAACAATGGATCAAGGTCGAACTTCAATGTGTTATTCGGAAGTGTGATCTTACTGGTATTACTGTCAGGAGTAAGTTCGTATTCGTGTTCTGTATTGCAGTGCCAACCTTCCGACTGTACAGCTCTGCTTGTTTCATCCAATGTAGATATTGCTTGTATAGCTGTTATAGGTAGGCTTGTTTGTCCTGTTATCGTATTGACGGGTGATTCTCCGATGACGCTAATCATCGTGTTAACAGCTTCTAATTTAGTCGTCAGTGCCATAGCTATACATATAAAAAATAATCAGTGGAGGGGAGCGGAACGAATCACAGACCTCCCCAACACCGAGAGAAGAGCGTTACGCAATCAGTTCGATAGCACACTCAGGACGGAGAACTCCGTGACCCATAGCATACTTAGCGACAAA